CTATCAATGTGCTTCTTTCTGTTAGGTATTCTGCTAATTGATCTTTCTCTTCCCATACTCTTACCTCCTTAGTTGATAAGTCTTTAGTAACAGCACACCAGATATGAGTGGCTGTACTGTTAGTCTCAATGTCTATGATGATTGATCTCATGGAATAAACTCTGCCTTTCCTGCTCTAACTGCATAAAGAGTTTTCATTTCCATTTCTTTCTCTTTGTTTTTCCATTTGTTTTTATCTGACCTTTTATCTTTGAGCATTTTCTCATAGTATTCTAAAACTTTAAACTCATTCATGGCTTGAGCTAAGGTTTTAGGAGTATACCAAGACCAGTCTAATTGACCTAGTGGGCGCATCTTAGGTTTATTAACTGCAATAATAAACTCATTATCAATAATTAAACCTTGATGTCGAGGTTCTAAATCATGAGGAAACTCAAGAAACTTCTCAATAGTCTTCCACCTTTTATACATCCAAAAGTTCGGTATGTAGGGTGTCATAGTACATCCTCCTCTTCGTCTTTACGTTCAACCATTCTACCAGAATCCAAGTCATAAAGCAAGCGACACGCTGGTCCAGTGAGTCCAGAGAATCTGTTCTTGAGTACACGTACATGAGTGGTGTGTCTCTCAAGTGGATCATCATCCTGACCATTACGTTCCAGTCCAATCACTAGGTCTGATAGCTGTGCGATAGAACCAGAGCCACGTAATTGTGACAAAGATGTGGCAGCGCCTTCCTCATGTCCCTTACCATCAGGTCTCTTGAGATGTGACACAACGAACAACGAGATACCACACTCAGCCACAAGCATACGTAGCTTAGTCATGATCTCATCGATAGACTTACGCTCATCACCTGACCCCTGTGCTGACACGACTATGGACACGTGATCCAAGAACACGAAACGACAACCCAATCCTTTAGCCAAGTAACGAACTCGACTAAGTATGTTATCGATACTCGTTGATCCGAAGTGATCGAACAAGAACATACGACCTGTGCCTAGCGTAGCATCAAACGACTGACGCAACTCATCAGTGCTGTACTCTACATCAGGTAGGTGCAATGGCTTGTTAGCATGGAGTGACATGATAGAACGTGCTGTCTTGTTGGTTGATTCCTCTAAGAACATCAGCCCTATGTTATCGTCTGTGTTCTTCAACACATGCCACACTAACTCACGTACAAACTGTGACTTACCTAGCCCTGACCCTGCTGTGATAGTGACAAGCTCCTCACGTATACCATACGACAGCTTGTTGAGTCCTCTGAATGGGTAGTCAACAATGCTCTTCTCGACAGGCTTAGACACCTCATCCCACAAGGTAGAGCCATCGATGATACCATCCGGTACATAGCGTTCGGACTGCCACCACTTCTCGAAGAATAACTTCTCATCTCCTCGACTCAGGTAATCGCAACCATCCTTGAACTCAGACGTAGACTTGAACACCTTGATCTTAGAACCAAAGACTTCGGCTATCTGCTTAGACGCTTCGTGTCCTTGATCGTCATTGTCCATGAACACAACGATAGAGTCAAAGCTATCAAGCCACTCATAGTTCTTACGGATGTCAGCACCTGCTGATCCTGCTCCGTTCCTGATTGATACAACAGGGTACTTACTGCCTAGCATCTGGTAACAGGCGAGGGCATCCATCTCACCTTCTACTATGGTTACATACTTACCGCCCTTGTTAAACAAATGCTGACCAAACAAGCCACCCTCCCTCCAATCACCTACGGTAGAGAACTTCTTGTCTACAATGCCACGCTTCTTGTACGCTACTACATCGTTGTCATTGTGATACGGAAACCAGTAGCTGTTACTGTCTTGCACAACGCCATACTTCTCGCACGTTGCTTTGGTTATGCCTCGATCAACGATAGTCTTAGAGACTGCATCGTCATCTGGTTCTGCCATCTTAGTAGAATGGAGTGTCATCTTGTTCCTTTGTGTTTGATTATTGCCACCCGTCCAGTGCCTTGTCTTACACGAGAAGCAATAGGTAGAGTTCTCGTAGTAAGTCAAAGCATCTGAAGAGCCACAGTCATTACATGGTTGATGTGTTTTTATTTTATTCATAATAAATAATAATAAGTAATAATTAATTGATAACTAAGTTAAATATTTTAGCATGGATTTACTGATCCGGTACAATTTTATATCCACGCATGTTGAATGCACGTTGTAGCACCTCGATCTGTCTATCGATAGGGTAGTCGTTACCGTTGATTGAGTTGTACAAGTCAGACAGCAACCCCTCCTGATAAGACTCCTCTTGCCACGCCTCCTCTTGTGCTACTGTCATCTCGTACTCGTGTCCATCTTGATCGTAGTATTCGTCATCCATTTGTTTCTCCTTTAGTTAGTGATCGTCTACGCTGATACCACCGTAGAGTACTCCGCTTATATTGTCAAGGTCTAAGTCCTCTGGGTAGTCCTCGTACTCGTGCATCAATGAGGTGTTACCGTAGCTGTGTACGCCTGTGTCCTTAGCACAACTGACGCACATGTCTAGGAACTCCTTAGTTTCTGCTGACTTCATGCTTGCCTCATACTCAGAGAGCACAGCATCACAAGATTTACATCGCATAAAATTCCTCCGTATCTATGTAACCCTTAATGTATTCCTTGATTAAATCAACCTCAGATAGAGTATGGATCACCCCATCCTCTACCATGCGTGGGTTAAGCTCACGGTTAAAGAATGAATCCTCTTGTCCACACTGGAATGGTGTCATGTCCTTAATCATAAGTACCCCCTCGGTGGTGCATCCTTCTCATCTGGTCTGCCTTGTAACTCTTCAGCGTGTTCCTGAACTACAACACATTCCCACTCAAAGAAATCATCAAGAGATCCATCCTCTGCAAGTGCGATTGCATCCTCATAACTCTCAGCTTGCACCTCTTTGGTGTACAACAGTTCAACATATAACTTATAACTCTTCATTCCAATACTCCTTGTCGTTGGTGTCAAAAACTAAACAGATTTGTCCTTCGATACCACTATCCACTTCATCAAAATACAAACCCACAGATTCAAGCCTACGTTTTAATTCCTCTACGCTTATCGGCTTTGTTTCTCTCATTTCAAACTTCATCATACAACCTCCTTGTTAGGTCTAAATAAATACATCTCCAACGCACTGTCTACACGGTACGTCCTATACATAGTACATAGTTGACTCTCAGTTGTAAAGTAAAAACCTCCTCTTTTTTTCTTGTGCTTGTCCATCAATTTCTTTCTTCGGTTCTGCCTCTGTCTTTCAGATAACATAATACACACCCCATATCATCCATAATAATACACCCACATGAACACCTGCGAGCACCAATAGAAATAATAACATTAATAAATCATCCTTCATAGTCTACCCCTATATCTCATACACTTATTGTTGAACACTCACTGCCTTGTTCCAAAGCAACTCCGCTACCTCTGACACAGGTATGACCTCCATACCTATCTCGTTGCGTAGTACCTCCTCCTCTGTCATGCCCTCTGTAAGGTCATCATAAGCCTCACACGCCCTTACTTCCTCCTCGTAGAGGGTACCCCTATGCCCTACCCATACAACGTAGCCACCAGCCTCCTCGGTAGCCTCGTTAAAGATTGCATCTCCGTAATCATAATCGTAACTCATAGTAATTTTACTCCCTCAACAAAGTAATGAACAACAACCACCACGCATACAGCACGTGGTAGCATCCATATAAAATCTTTAATCATAACTCTATCTCCTTTGATACAATGGTTGTTTCGTCTATGCACATGACATGCCCATGCTCCATCACTAGCTCTTCGATGTCTCGCCAGTAGCGCATCGCCTCATGCTCATCTTGAAACGTAATAATAGGCTCTCCGTTCTTGGTTCTAATGCTGTAAGATTTCCTGCTCTCTGTGTATGTCATTACTTACTTACTCCTTAGACGTTGGGGATTCAGTTTGTCAGCTTCAATTAACCCATCAAGAAATGTTAACATTTCTTGTCCGCTAACTCGATGATAAATATCTTTTGAATCTAAGGTTAACTGCCATCCTCGTTTATAATAATTCATTTCATAGTCCAGTTTTAATTCCTTGTTGGAGTCAAAGTTTAACAGCCAGTTAACCTCATTTAATTTTTTAAGTAGTTTTTGTTTCATCGTGTTACCTCCTAGTAATTGATATTAGATTTAAGTTTCCACTTCTCTACAACAGGTGAGCCATCATCTGCCTCATCTATCACAACATGTGCCACAGTTTTTAGAACTCTAGCATATCGCCATCCACTCCCACCGCCTAAGCCTTTGCCACCCACCCATACCTTATGAGGATAGCTTTCTGCCATCCTCCGCGAGTACTCATCTACCTCATCATTGAGAGAGTACTCAAAGTGATTAGAGTTTTCTCTCAAGATAAATTTACCTATTGGTTGCTCGGTGTGTGTGTAGTAAGCCATCGTGTTACCTCCAAGTTGGTTGTTTCATGTTGATAGTATAGCCCAGTTCCTTAACTATTTTTATCGTCTCAGGCGTTAGCGTTTTCTTGTCAATAAGCTGGGCGAATAACTCCGCCTTCTCGCATGCCGGATAGTACAGCGTCCGCCCGTATACGTCCTTT